GACGCTATTGCCCCTTTTCTAGCAATTTCGCTGCGTTCTCTCTGTGTCATATCGTTGAAAGGTATTAAGTTTTCCTCGTTCAATATCCGTCAACTCCTCTCCATTTTCCATAATAAAAAGTGCGACAAAATACACTTTCTGTATTCTATCACACTAATTATAACTTAATTTTGCAATGTAGTCAAATATTGATTAAAATAGACTAATCTTCTTCATTCTCGAATTCATCATAATAAACTGCCGACACTTCTTCACACTTGAAAAGAATTTGTTTCATTTTTGTAGTTTTATCTTCTCCGCATTTCCATGTTTCCATTCCGCAAACAGTCATTGAAACCATGTTGCAATTTACCAATACTTCTATAACATCATCAATAGTACCATCATAATAAACTGTTGCAGAATCTCTGTTTTTAAAAACAATTCCGTATTTTTCCATCAATCTATCCTCTCTATTTCGTCAAACACCTGATTCATTTCGGTTTCGTTCAATCCGTAACTTTTTCCAACATCCTGAATTAATAAATCGTATCTAATCCTGGCAATATCAATCTTTTCTGCAACTCGAATTGTCCTCTGAATATACTCTAAAAATTCCATTTGTTCCGCTGATAATTTAATCATATCAATCCTCACTTTCTTCTGCTAATTTGTAATATTTCCAAGAAGCTTTACAACATCCAGCACTCCACGATGTAGCACCATCTTCCCATGCGTAGAAAATACCATTTTCATACTCTGCGAAATATCTAGGCTCCCAATGCTGGTCAATGTTATCCCTTACATAAACTTTAGTATCAACTTTAATTTTAGACCAATCCACTTTCGGTATGTATTCTTCAAATTCAATCGATACTACATAATTGTAAGACATTCCACTTTCATCAAAATGACAATAAGGCGAATTTGCTAATTTTGTAAATAATTCTCTTTTTTCATTAATCTTGCAAATATCTCTTCCATCCTTGTATGTATATACTTTTCCAACCTCTAATTCATTAATTTTCATACCTTACCGCCTTTCTATCCCTCAAACGCTTCATCGAACCATATCAACTTAGCCTGCATTAATTGTAATAACACCGAATAAACAACTCCAATATTGATACATTCTTCAAAATCTCCTGATAACTCGTAAAGCGTCCTGCTAAATTCGTATGTGTCAATAATTGAATAATTTAAGATCACACTTCCTGATGGCTCAAAATTCGGATTCAAAATCAATTCAAAGCAATTATGTTCGACTTCGAATCGCATATATGCCATATCGTGGCTTTCGTGATTTAATGCCAATGAAAATCCCATTTGTTTTAATTGTTCCTTTTCTTCTTCGGTAAAATTTAACTTGCATACAAATTCATTCATGCTAAAACCTCGCTTTCTATCTTTGTCAGAACCTCGTCAATATTCTGCCATTCTAAATATTCTGGAATTAATTCTTTCGCCTTATCCACGTACCACCTAGCCTTTTTAACATCTTCGAAACCATTCTTGTTCTTGTAACGCCACATATACTTGAACGCATTACAGATGCAGAAATCATAGACTTTATCTGATCCAAACGCAATCAACATAGCTTCAATACATTCTAGTGAACATTCATTTTTGTAATAATTCGGGTTTGTTTTGTCCATTTCTTTTTCTCCTTTTTCTCAACCTCATCAATAGCTACAACCTTACTTTACTACATTTTGAAACATTTTACAATAGTTTATATAAAAATAATTCAATTTGTTTCTATCGTTCTATTTCGCTCTAATTTCAATTTTTATCCGTTACCCTAACAATTCTAGCCTAAACGTGTTTTCGTTCCGATTTGGTACCAATTTCGCACGAATAAATGCATATAAGTCAAATTCTAAACGCGTACTGTTAATATTTTATATGCAAACTTCCATTTTCATTTAACCAATCTATTTTATCTTTATAACCCAGCCCACCTTCTTCCTCTGGCTTCACAATATATTCATATTGTTTCGGATGCGTTTCTTTCATCATTTCAAATCTTCCTTCTCCAGGCTTCTCCAAATGGCATCCATACCCGCAAAACATACACCCTGTTCTATTACATCCTGTCGTTTTTAATTTCATACCGCAATTAAATATATCATTATCATATTGCATGCCATCATCATCTGTGTAAACAATATCTCCATAGACTGAACATATTTGAATATTATTTTGCTTTATATATTGTAATACATCTTGTTCCGTCCAAAATCCAATTGGTTGTGATTGACTTCTTTTTTTGTCAAATGCGTTACATCCTGTTTTTAGATAATCTTGTTCTCTTTTTGAACTTTCATGCGCCATCATTCCAAGAATCGGTTTCTTGCCTGTATTTTTTTCGAATAATTTTGTTGGAGTTTTTTTCATCACTTCGCAACAATGATCACCAATAAGAAATGGAGAGTTTGAAGCAAATCCGTATTTCTCACAATTGTACCTTGATTTATTACCATCTTTATCTTTTTCGATTCCATTCAGTTGTCTAACTCTCAAAGTGTCCTTACCACTCTCAATATTCTTTCTGGCCATAAATATTTTTCCAGAAATTTCTTTGCTAATAAACGGAAACCCATATTTCAAACAAACTTCCTTGAATGTCATTTTTGGTTTTAGCCATGTTATATTTTCAAAAGATTTTACAAATTGTCTAATCTCTGGATATTCAAGACCTGTATCAACAAAGACTGCTTCCACATCTGGATATAATTTTCTAACAATATCAAGTAATACAGTACTATCTTTTCCACCGCTAAAAGATATATATACTTGACCGCCAAAAAACTCATACCATTCCTTTATCCTTTGTTCGGTTTTTCTTATCTTAACTTCCAATGGAAGTGATTGCAACATTTTCAACTCTTCTCTACTCGGCATTTTTGCTCCTTTTTAAATATTATTTACGTGTATCGCATCACATTTGCATTGATTCGGATAAATTTGATCAATTTGATTCATAACATCAACCACATTTAAATCCGTCAACATTTCACAATACGCCGATTCTGCAAATGATCTTGCTTCACTTTTTAATTTATCAGCCTGCGGAGTATATTCATCACTTAACCTTTCGCAACCTTTCTTATAATCTTCCACCGCCTGGAGTACGACCGCTTTTGCAAGTCCGTCCCAGTCTTTATCATTTAAGGAACAATTCTTATACGTTTTTTCGTCACCGATTCCAACATAAATCTTTTTCTTAATCGGCTTCCTTGTGGCATTGTCAACCACATTCCGGCGCTTATCATACTTTATATCCGTATACATCAATCGTATATTGTTTAATGTATATTTTGAACAATTGAAGTGTCGGATAATATACTCTTCACTTTTACCATCATTCAGCGCCTGAATAATCTGTTCACGTTTTGCAAATTGCAATTCTCGTTTACTTGGTGCTCCATTTGATTTAATCACTCGATAAACTGTTGTTTTTGAAATTCCAACCGCTGTTTTGATTTCAAATAACGTATATCCTGCAAAATGTAGCCTCATTACTTCTTGCCTTAATTCTTCCGAAATATAAAACTTATGTCTACCCATCTATTCAACCTCACTTTTATTATTATTTTTCATTTCCAACAACTGATTTAGCACTGGCGTATATGCAATGATGCAACTTTCCAAAAACTGTATAGCCTGCTTATCTTTCGTTTGCCTTATTTCTTCCGACAAGGAAACTAATTGTTTGTTGACTGCTGCCATGTCAAAATCATTTAAGAACTGTTTGTAAATGATCCATAGCGTGTTGTTAATTTTTTTGATTAATTCGAATTGATTATTATTCAATTGATCCATTCCGTTTCTCCTCTCATTTATGTGAATATCTCGTCAAGTTCCTGCTGTTGTTCAGGCGTTATATTGTAAAAACTATCAAAATTTTCTTCCCATCCATAATGCTTATATTCTGCTATGTTATTTTTTAATCTTTTTGTTTCAATTTCAAAAAATAATGGTATGAAAAAATCTTGCGTTCCATTATCCCTATCTTTGCAAATTTCAATAATATTTGTTGCACTTGGGAAATCAGATTCTGATCCACGCTCAAATTTTATCTTGTAATTATCCCTAAAATCTTTATTGGCCCTGTGAATAATAAAAGCATTATCAACTAAGTTTATAATATCATTTGATCCTGATATATCTTCTAGTCTCAAAAAACCTTGTGATTTTCTTGGATGCGCTACAAATAAAATGTGAATATTGCATGATTTCGCAAAAAGTTGTAAATCTTTTACAAATCTACTTTGTGCCATATACTTATCATATTCGCTATTGGATAAATTCAGTGACATTAAATTGTCAAGGATAATTAAATCAACCTTGTGATCTATTACGCATTTTTTAAGTTGTGGCATAATTCTTTCAAAATCGTTTCCGTAGTCATTATTATAAACATATAGCTTTTCATCTAACCACTTTGACATCTTCTCAATAATATCATCATTTATGATAAATTTGTTTTCAAAGTTCGTTGGCAAAACATTTTGTTTACCTGCACATTGCAAATTCATCCACTTCATAAGATTTTTTGGTGTTAATTCTCCACTGAATATAGCAGACCTATAACCTTTATCTGCAACCTCTAAAAGTATTTGAGATATAACGCTTGATTTTCCACCAGCTCGAAGTCCAGACAAAACAGAAACATAAGTCTTTTTTAATCCACCGCCAAGTTTTTTATCAATATCGCAAATTCCGCTTGGAATATATTCTTCCTCGGGTGCTTTCATCAATCGAATTTGTTCAGTCGTTAAAAAGATAGGCTTTCCATCAACCTCTTTTATTTCTTCAACTTGCACAACTTTAAAATTTTCGTTTCTATAATTCGGATTTCTGTATTCCTGAACGTATTTTTTATCATAAGCTTCAGGCTCAAACATAATTCTAATATCTTGCCATGTCTTATCACTGCACGAATTGTGAAAACAATGAAAACCAATTGCACCATTTGAACTTTTAATGATAACCGCATCCTTACCTTTATGGTTACT